GGTCTCATGTCTCTTTCCTTGGGAACATGGGAACAGTGTCTAGTTATCGAGCTAGATCAAGCACTTACGTTGTTCCCAAGCCTGTTTCCAGCGGCTCGGCGGGTGGGAACGTGGGAACATCCGAAGGCCTCGGCCCGCCTTCGTGACTGGCTCTGCGGCGCGGCGAATAAACTAGAGGTCGGATATGGTCATCCGCGGCTTCAGGCTGGGGATGCGCGGCGAAAGTTTCGGGCGCCGAACGCGCTCGAGCTCGGCCGCGGCCTGGTCGACCAGGCGCAGCTGCGCTCGGATCCGCAGAATGGCGGAAATCGGCCGTTTCCGCTGCGCCCGATCGGGCATGTTGGAAGGGCGATGTTGGAAGGCCGCGCGCAAGCCGCTGATCCGGCGTCGTTTTCCGTGCCGTGTCGGAAGCTTGGCAGGCTTCGCGGCCGTGCCCTGGGCGAGCTCGCCGGCCTTTTCGTCGCGAGGGCCCCCAGGGCCCCCAATCGCGGCCGCCGATCGTCCGCCATGCTGGCGATGGACGCCGGCGGAATTTGGATCGAGACCCGTTCCGGGCCGATCGACGTCCAGGCGGGCTCCATTCATGACTGGGCCATCCGGACGGTTGAGGAGAAGGCGCAAAATGACACGTCGCGGCGGGGGCCGGGGGGCGCGGATCTCTCGATCGCGGCCGGAACCGCGGGACGGGCGCACAGTCGCAGGGTTTGGAAGCGGGCCGGGGTGAATTTCTCTCCGGCGGTCGCCCGGCCCCACGAAGCCGGCGGAAACCGGACGCTGGGCCGCCGTAACGAAACTGTCAAGGGGCTCGCGGCGTGAGCGGTTGCACGCACCAGGACTGCGATCGCCAGGCGACGCATGGCCCGATTTTGATGATCCCTGCGAAGGGCTACGCGGCCGAGCCGAAGAACTGCGTCCAGATGTTCCTCGGTGTTGCTTGCTGTGAGCAGCATGCTTGCGATCCAATCACGCTCCCGGACGAGTCGAAGAGCCGCATTAGGACGGCGTTGATCGTCAGCGGGAAGGCGCCGCCCGATTTCGACCGCATGTGGATTGAGGCTCGTCCGCTCTCCGATCCAATGTTTGAGACGTATCGCGAGTTGGTCGCCAAGTCCGAAGGCGGGGGCCGGGCATGAGCGGCGAGCTGCAGCAGTCGATCGCGGACGTGGCGAAAGCACATGCGGCGGACATCGCGCGCGAGGAGCAGATGGATCTGCTCGAGCCTATCACGCCCGAGGAGATGGTCGAAGCGCGCGAGGAGCTCGGCGCCGAGGCTGGGCGGCTCACTCTGCTGCGCCATGCCCGAGAAAAGCGCCGCGGCCGGCCCAAGGGCGCGCGCAACAAGCGAACCGACGACCTGGCGAAGTACCTGCTGCAGTTCGGTGAGGATCCGCTGGTCGGCGCGATGCGCCTGGCGACGACGCAGCCCGAGATCCTGATCGAAGCGTCGAAACAGGAAAAGGTTCACAGCTTCAGCAAGGGCGGCACGCCGCGCGTGGTAATCGAGCGGATGACTTACAGCGAAGCCCAGGCGCTGATCATGCGCGCTCGCGAGCTCGTCGCCCCATACATCCACGGCAAGAAGCCGGTGCAGCTCGTCCACGACTTTAGCGGGCTCAAGGATCTGGTGATCGAGGGCGTCACCCACACGCGCGAAGAGGTCGAGGACATCGTCGATGCCGATTTCATCGCGATCGAGGATCAGCGGGGGACCGAAGAGTGAACAAGTTGCAGCTACTCGTTTCCGGCCTCGAGCTGGCCAAAGAATTCTGCGCTGCGAACCGCCTGCGGAAGCCAGGCGTCGAGCTCTACGATCAAACGAATTGGCGCTTCCCTAGCACGTGCGCTTACTACCGACCGGTCGCGATACACATCGCGCCGCACCGCTGCGCCCATATCGGCCGATCGGGACGTGCGTGGTCGTTTCCCGGTTATGTGATTGACCGGACACCGCATGGCGTCGTCCAGCACGAGCTTGGACACCATGCCGATCACACGCGCTCGGCCGTCAAGGGCGCCTACGGTGGAGATTTCAGCTCGGCCGTGCGCAAGGCGGCCGGCGAGCCAAAGCTCACGAATTACTGTCCGAACGACTGGGAATGGTTCGCGGAGATGTTTCGCCTCTTCGTGACCAATTCCGACCTCCTCCGAGTGGTGCGCCCCCGAACGCATGCTGCGCTGGTTGACGCCGGCTTTCGCCCTGTCGTCGATCGCCCATGGCGTGAGGTGCTGGCCGCCGCGCCCGATCGCACAATCGAAATGGCGGCGAGGAAGGCCGCTTGACCCAGCTCCGCCGCCTTCGTTCGCCTGGACCGATCGCGGATGCGTTCCTGCACTCGCGGGCGTTCATCTCGGCCGCGATCGGACCGGTGGGCTCGGGCAAGTCGATGACTGCGGCGCAAAAGCTGCTCCGCGTCGGCGCGCTACAGGGCGGCCGGAAAGACGCGCACGGCATCATCCGCCGCAAAGCGCGCTGCGGTGCGGTCCGCGAAAGCTACCCGAACATCGAAGCGAACATGTTGAAGACCTGGTTCAACATCGTCCCCGAAGAAGAGGGCAAGTTCAACTGGCGCGCGCCTTACGTCCACAAGTTCAGCAAGGTGCTGCGCCGCGACAGCGAGCATCGCCCGATCGATATTCTCGACATGGAAGTCGAATTCCGCGCGATCGGTGACAAGAGCGTCGAAGAAATCACCCGCGGCTGGGAAATCAACGCCTGCTGGATCGACGAATTCGACTTGCAGCCGCCCGAGCTAATCAGCTTCCTCTCAGGCCGCGTCGGCCGTTTTAGCGACCTTGATCCTACGCTCGTCGTCGATCCGCAAATGATCCTCACGCTCAATATGCCGTACATGGACAACCATGCTTACCGGCTGCTCCTCGAGCAGGAGCTCGGCGAGTTCGATCCGGAGACGAACCCCGAGATGGCGTCGGCGCTGCAGGGCCGGCCTTTGCTCGAGACATTCGTGCAGCCCGGCGGCCGGGACCCCAAAGCGGAGAACATCCACAACCTGCCCGGCGCGACGCCCGAAAACCCGGAGGGTGGCCGAGGCTATTACGTGCTGCAGGTCGCCGCCAACAAGCATCGCCCGGGCTACGTCGACCGGATGATCGACAACAAGCCGGTGCCGATGCAGTTCGGGCAGCCGGTCAACCCGGGCTTCAGCTATTCGGAGCACGTCCGCAAGCTCGAGTTCGATCCGCGCTTCCGGCTTATCGTGCCGATGGACCAGGGGCTCTACGCCGCGGCCGTCGCGCTGCAGCGCCTGGCGATGGGCCAGCTCCGCACCCTGCGCGAATGCGTGTTCATGCGCGAGGATGGCAAAGCGCTCGAGAAGATCGGGCCAACTGCGTTCGGCAAGGCGCTGAAGGCGATGCTGGCGCAGAATTTCCCGGACCTGGGCGCGCACGCCGTTCGGTTCGTTGCCGATCCGGCGGCCTTCGCGGCCGGCGATCGCCTCGACAATGAGATGGACTGGATCCGCGCCGTCGAGAAGGTGCTGGGGGCGAAGATCCACCGCGCGAAGAGCAACTCGCCGCAGCTGCGCAACGAAGCAATCTGGCAGGCCCAGGACAAGCGTGACGGCTATGCGATCGATCCCAGCTGTAAGCACCTGATCCGCGCGCACCTGGGCGGCTATCACTACCGCAAGGCCGAGATGGCGGCGAGCGCGACGGGCGTCGAGCATCGCGGCCACCTCGAGATCGCCGACACGATCTACACGCACGTCGCCGACGCCGAGCAATATGGCGCGCTCGAGGGCCAGCATGTCGTCGCGGAGCTCCGCGGCCGCAACCCGAGCCAGCGGCGGACGATCGTCAACGACAGCAATTACGACATTCTGGGAGGTGTCAGATGAAGCTTTTCAGCCCGAGCGGTGCTTTGGCGCGTCGATCGCTGCACAAGCTGTTCAAGCCGTCTGCCGGCGGCGGTGGATCGCTGCCGACGCCGATCCGCGATGGCGCCGCCCCGGGCGATCCGGAGCGGCTGCGACAGTTGTCGCGTCGCCAAGGCGGTGCGGCCGACATCGTGACCGGTTCCTACGGCGCCGCGGGTGCCAGCGGCAAAAGCACACTTGGCAACTAGCAGGAGCTCGCCACCATGAACCCCTTTTCCTTAATCGGCGGCCTGATCGGCGGTCCGATCCTCAAGTCCATCTTCGGCAAGAAGAAGCCGAAGCAGCAGGAGACCATTCCCGCTCCGCTGCCGACGGCCACGCGCGACGACGCGCAGAGCGAAGCGGAGAAGCGCCTCGAACTCGCCCGCCGGCGCGGCGGCGCGGCCGACATCGTGACCGGCGCTTACGGCGCTGAAGCGCCCGCCGGCGGGAAGACAGTACTCGGTTCCTAAAACCCTCATTTGAACGGGAGAAAATGAACATGGCTGAAGTCACCAAAGCCGAGCTGCAGCAGCAGCTCACCGACATGACGAACCGGGCGGCTGCCGCCGAAACCCGGGTCGAGCAACTGACCGCGGATCTCGGTCGGGCAATCGAGCGCGCAGACCAGGAAGCGAAAGCGCGCCAGGAAGCGGCAGCCGAGCTTGAGAAAGCCGACACCGAAATCGGCGAACTTCGCAAGAGCCTCAAGGCCTACAAGGGATCCGCGACGAAGGCGCGGGGCGAGGTGACCGTGCTGCGCAAGCAAATCTCCCCACAGGCGCGGCCGATCGGCGCAATGAAGCCGGCGAAGAGCGACGAGGAGGCCGCGGCGCGCAGCGCGACGCTGGCGGCCGCTTTCGCCCAGGACACGCTCGAACTGGTCTTCTCTGATGGCAAGCGCGAGATCCGCGAGCTCGCGCCGCTGACCATCTCCGGCGACGCCTGGCGCATCATGCCGAGCCAGGGCCCCGACGATCTCGGCCGCGTGCTCAACCACGAGCCGATCCTCGAGCCTGGCGACTGCCAGCGCGAGCAGTTCGATCTGAAGGGCTTCGCGCTGATCAACGAAGCCGGCCAACAGGTCGCCTACCGCGCCCTGCCGGATGCAATCCGCATCCGCCGCAACGAGCGGTTCCAGCTGCCGCACAACACCATCCGCTTCTAACCGACGCGACGGGGGAGGTCCTTTTCATGGCCGACAACATCCAGAACGAAGAGCTGGTCAAAGAGGACCTCCGCCGCCAGGAGCGGCTGGAAACGGAGCGCGCGCCTTATGAGAGCACGTTCCGCGACGCCGAGGCGCTTTGCGACCCGATGTCCGCCGGCGGCTTCAACAGCGGCGCGGGGCGCCACGGGCCAGAGCGCAACTATAATTTCGACAGCACGGCGATGGATGGGCTCGACCGCTTCGACGCCGCGCTGGGCGCGGTCACCATGCCGAAGACCGAGCTCTGGCTCGGCCTCACCGTGTACGACAAGGAATTGGCGCGCTCGCCTGCCGTTCAGCGTTGGCTCGAGCATGCCGCCGATCGCTGCTGGGACTGCATCTACGCACCGCATGCGAATTTCGGCGTCGCCACCAGTGAGGATCGCCGTGCGCTTGGCTGTTACGGCACCGGGCCACTGTGGGTCGACGAAGCCAAGGGTCGCGGGCTGTTCTTCCGCGGCCTGCACATGAGCGAAACCTATATCGACATCGATTTTCGCGGCCGCGTCGACACAGTTCATCGGCCGTTCGAACTCACAGCGCGCCAGGCGGCGCAGATGTTCGGCCGCGAAAACCTCAGCCCGAAGATGCAGGACGCCGAGAAAAATCCGGCGAAGTGCGACAGCGACAAGTTCCAGGTCCTGCACGTCGTTCGGCCGAACGACGGCTATCAGCCAGACATGCTCGACGCTCGGGGCAAGCCGATCGCGAGCCGCTACATCGCCAAGGACGAAAAATTCATCCTGCGCCAGGGCGGGTTTCACACCATGCCGGTTCCGGTGTCGCGCAACTCGACCGCGCCCGGGCAGAAATACGGCAGCTCGCCGATGTTCAAGGTCATGGGCACTGCGCAGGGCCTCAACGAAATGGCGAAGACGATCCTGCGCGCCGGGCACAAGGCCGTGGATCCGCCGATCCTGTTCTTCGACGACGGGGACATCACCAAGCTGGTGACCAAGCCCGGCGGCCTCAACCCGGGCCTGGTCAACGAGGATGGCAGGCTGCTCGCGCAGCCGCTGCCGAGCGGCGGCCAGCATGGCATTGCGCGCGACATGCAGGAGGGTGAGCGCCAGGTCGTCAAAACCGCCTTCCTCGAGGATTTCTTCCGGATCCTTACCGATCCCGGCGATCGCTGGACCGCGACGCAGATCCTCGAGATGGTCGCAAAGCAGGGCGTGCTGATCGGACCATTCGCCGACCGGTATGAGACGGAGAAGGTCGGCGTGCTGGTCGAGCGGGTGCTCGACATCTTGATGCGCGCCGGCCAGATCGCGCCGATGCCGCCGGAGATGGTCGAGGCCGGCGCCTATCCCCTGGTCTATATGAAAAACCCGCTGGCGCGCATGGCCCGCGCGGGCGAGGCCGCAGGCTTCACCCGTCTGGTCGAAATCGGCGTGCAGATCGCCTCGGCCGGGCATCCTGAGGCGCTCGATCGCGTCGATTTCGACAAGGGCATGCTGGGCGTCGCGGAAGTGCTGGGCGTGCGGCCGAGCTGGATGTTGAGCGACGACGAGCTCGCCGCGCTTCGCCAGCAGCGCGAAGCCGACAAGCAGGCCGCCCAGGCGGCGGACGTCGTGCCCGCCGCCGCTGGCGCCGCGCTCGATCTCGCGCGCGCCAACCAGGTCGCGTCCCAGCTCGGCGCCGGCGGGGGTCTCGGGTGAGCGAAGACCCGTTCATTGCCCGCGCGCGCCAGGTTGCGCTCAATGCCCTGCGCAAAATGGCGATCCTTCGCGCCCGTTCCTACCGGCGCGTGTTCACTCGCGAGGGTGCGATCGATCGCGACTGCGAGATCGTGCTCGCAGATCTGCGCGACTTCTGTTGCGGCAACGCGACGACATTCTCAGCCGATCCCTATGTGTCCGCGCGGCGGCAGGGGCGGCGGGAAGCATGGCTGCGGATAATGCAGCACCTCAACCTGGACGAGGAGCGTGTCCAGAAGCTCGTGGAGCTCGACGATGGTTTATGATGGCGATGATGGCGATGGTGGCGGGGATGGCGGAAGCGGCGGCGACAGCGGCCTCGACGGAGCGGCGGCGGCATTGGCCGGCGGCGATGGTGGGGGAGCAGGCGGTGGCGATGGAGGCAGCGGAGACGGTGGCGGCGGCAGCGGCGGCGATGGGGGTGCCGGCGAGGCCGCCTGGCTCGAGCATTTCTCTGCCGAGGGCGGGGATGCGGAAAATCCGTCGAACCGCGACTGGCTGAAGGCGAAGGGCTTCAAGACGCTCGACGATTTGGCGAAGAGCTACCGCGAGGCGGAACATACGATCCGCAACGGCGGCAAGCTGACGATCCCCGGCGCCGACGCGAAGCCCGAGGAGATCGCCGCGTTTCGAAAGGCGATCGGCGTTCCGGACAAGGTCGACGACTATGCGTTCGAGATGCCCGAGGGTGTGACCGAGGAGCTGCTCGACATGCCGCTGCTCGGCTCGATCAAGGAGAAAGCGTTCGAGGCCGGGGTGCCGGCGGCCGGCTTCAAGTCGTTGGTCGAAGGCGTGATCCAGCAGCAGCTCGACGCGATCGAGGCGTCGCGCACCGCGGAGAACGGCAGTCGCGACGAGCTGTTCAAGGAATGGGGAGGGCAGAAGGACGCGAAGATGGCCGACGTCCAGAATGCAATGCGCGCGCTCGACCTTAAACCGCTCGACGTCGCGGCGATCCAGCGGGGCTTTGCCATGCAATATGGCGAACCCGGATCGAAGCGGACGCTCGAGCTGCTGCAGCGGCTCGGCGCCGGGCTGGCCGAGGACACGCTGCTCGGCGGCGACGGGCCCAAGCGCTTCGGCATCACCGGCGAAGCGGCCCAGGCGGAGATCGACAAGCTGATCGTCGACACCGAATTCGGCAAGAAGCTCACCGCCAAGGATCCGGAGGCCGTGGCTCGTTGGGATCGGCTCAACGCTGCGGTGGCGGCCGATCGCGAGCGGAAGGAGCGTCAGGCCGCGGCTGCATAGGTTGGCCGGGCCCAACCACGCCAACCGTGGCCCGGCGGGTTGACCAACGTCTGTTGTGGCATTAGCGCCCGCCGCGCGCTAAATTTTCGGGAGGGTCTTGACGGCCCTCCCTTTTTTTGTGAGCCGCGTGTGTATCGCCTCTTCGGGGGAGCTCATCCGAGCTCGGGGAGGAGCAGCGCCGCCCAAGCCTGGAATGGCCGCGGACCTGGTGTGGATGCACCCGCCGATCGCGGGCGGTAAACGATAGAGGCGGCCGGACCATTTGGTCCCCAAGCCCTTCGCAATCTGGCTTCAACCATTTTGACGGAGGGCAGCAATGTCCAACCAGGTCCCGACGACTTTCGTCACCCAGTTCCAGAACAACATGCGCCTCGCGCTCAACCAGAAGCAGGCGAAGCTCTTTCCGATGGTGCCCGCGCGCGACGCCGCCAACGGCACCGGCGGCGGCAACCTCGTCGAGCTCGACGACATCGTCGGACACGTCCAGAGCCGCAAGGGAAGCGGCGACGGACGTCACGGCGACGTCCAGTACGCCAACACGGCCCACACCCGAGTGTGGATCGCCAAGCCCGACTTCGATTATTACGCGGACCTCGTCGACACCAACGACCAGGTGCAGGCGAAAATCCAGATCGCCAGCGGCTACATGCAGACGGCGGTCGCAACGATCCAGCGCGCCAAGGACGATGCCGTCCTCGGCGGCTTCTTCGGCAACATGATCACCGGCGCCACCGGTCAGACGCTGGTCCCGTTCCCGGCGGGCAACGTGATCGCCAATGACGTCGGCGGCGTCGCAGGCACGCCGACGGGGCTCAACGTCGCCAAGGTCCGCGCCGCCGCGAAGCTGCTCGGCCAGCAGTTCAACGACAGCGACGAAGAAGCCTTCATGGTCGTCACGGCCGACGACAAGGACCAGCTGCTGCAGGAAGCGCTGTTCATCAACATCGACTTCGGCGCCACCGGCAACGAGCTGCAGGGCGGCCAGCTGCGCAAGCTGATGGGCTTTCAGTTCATCGAGCTGGAGAGCGAAAACCCGCTCTACTGGAACGCGGGCCTGCTCGACGCCGGCGGCGGTGTTCGCAAGACGCCGTTCTGGAAGAAGTCGGGCCTCGCCAGCTATGCCTGGTGGGACGCGAAGACCTCGATCGACGTGCTGCCGACCAAGCATTTCACGCGGCAGGTCTATGCGTCGATCTGCGTCGGCGTCACCCGCACCGACAGCGGCAAGGTCGGCTACATCCTCGACAAGCGCAACTAGGAATAACCCCCACGGCTGCATTGCCTGGGGCAGTGCAGCCGCGGGGCCCCAAGGAGGCCTCACATGGCAAACCAGAGTTCCATCGAATATGCGGCCTACAACGGCACTTCGCCGCAGATCCAGCCCGACGGCATGCTGCAGTCGGGCAAGATCCGCTGCCTGCAGGCGACGTTCAACCTGGCGAGTGCCGCCCAGGCGAACGGCGACGTCCTGACCCTCGGCCAGATCCCGGCGGGCGCCCGGATCAAGTCGATCAAGATGACGTCGAGCGTTTCACTGGCGACGTCGACGGTGGCGATCGGCATCGCCGGCACAACGGCCAAGTACCGGGCCGCCGGCACCTTCACCACGGTGGACGTGCCGACAATCGTCGGGCCCGGCGCGGTCGCAAAGGGTGCGGCAGCGAACAGCGTCGCGGAGACGCTGATCGCGACCGTCGCCGTCGCAGCTTTGCCGGCGGCCGGCACGCTGGTCTTCGACATCGAATACGTCACGAGCAACTGATCGTGACGGGGGAGGCGGCCGGCGGCGGGTCCACGAGCCCTGCCGTCGGCCGCTTCCGAATTTAGCAGGAGCTAGGGAATGGCGACCTTCAAACTCACCCTAAAGCGCGGGCAGCGGGCTCCGGACGTCGTCCGCTCGAACGGCTCGGCGATCGCCGGTTCGGACGCCGTCGAGCTCAACGTCGACGTCACCAACATGAGCAAGCTCGATCTCGTCATGTTGATGAGGCAGCTCGCGCTGCAGATCCAGACCAAGGGCTTCCCGCAGTGATGAGCCCCAAAAAGTACTTGGGGACCCCGAGTTAGAAAGGGCCCGGCGTGGCGGACTATGTGACCGTCGCCAATCTGGCCCTGTCCAAGCTCGGCGAGGACGACCAGCTCCGCGACCCCAACCAGGACAGCCACGCCGCCCGATCGGTCGCGGCGGTGTGGGACCCGATCCGCCGCGCCGTCCTGCGCAAGGGCAACTTCAATTTCGCGATGACGCGCGCGCAGCTCGCCGCCCAGGCGAGCTCGAGCCTCGGTTACCTGGACCCCTATCCGTTTGCCAACCGCTTCCCGGTTCCGGAGGACCTGGTCCGCTTGACCGAAGTGCTCGACCCGGTCGACATTCGCGAAAGCTACAAATTCGAGCGCCGCGCGATCCTCGCCGATACGGATGGGCCGGTGTTCATCCGCTACGTCGCCGACATCGTGAACGTCGGCGACTGGGACGATCTCTTCGTCCAGGCTTTCGCCGCTCGCCTCGCGTTCCAGATCGCCGATCGCATCACTGGCGATCGCGGCCGCAAGTCCGACTGCTGGGCCGAATATCGCGCGACGATCGCCGATGCCGGCGGCGTCGACGCCAAGGAAGATCCGCCCGAAGAGGCTTACGACAGTAGCTGGGTGACCGCGCGCTTTGCCGGCGGTTCGCCGGGCATTCCCAACGTGGACTTTTAAATGGCGCGCCCGTCCACTCCAACCGGGGCCCGCTGGGCGTGAGCCAGGTCACCCCGATCATGACCAGCTTCAACGGCGGCGAGCTCGGCCCAAGGATGCTCGGCCGCGTCGACCAGGCGATCTACCAGATCTCGGCGGCCGAGATGTTGAACTTTGTCCCGACGGTCGAAGGGCCGGCGGTGAAGCGCGCCGGCTTCCGGCATATTCGCGCGTCGGATCTCACGGCGACATGGCTGTCCACGTTCATATACAGCGTGACCCAGGCCTACGTGCTCGAGTGGGGCAACCTGAAGCTGCGCTTCTATACAAACGGCGGCCGGATCGAGAGCTCGCCGACCGTCGCTTATGAGGTGACGACGCCGTACACGGCGGCGGAAGCGCCCTTCGTCTCGCAGCAGCAGAGCTATGACCGGCTGTATATGGCGCACTCCGCGCACCCGCCGGCGGCATTGACGCGGACCGGCGGCGCGACCTTCAGCTATGGCGCGCTGACGCTCAAAAGCGGCCCGTTCGCCGACCAGAATGTGACGGAAAGCATCACCGTCACGGCCGCCGGCACCTTCACCGTCGGCGGGACGGTCACCCTTACCGCCACCTCGGCGATCTTCCTCTCCGGCCATATCGGCGCCGCCTTCCTGCTCGAGGCGCAGGATTTCTCAACCATCAAGGCCTGGGAAGCCGGGATGAGCGGGATCGTCATCAACGACATCCGGCGTTCCGACGGCAAGGCCTACACCGCGCTGACGGCGGGCCGCACCGGGAGCGTGCAGCCGACGCATACCCGCGGCAGCGAATGGGACGGTTCGACCGGCAACGACGTCAACACCAACGGCCCCTACGGCGTCCAATGGGCCTATCGCCACGACAAGTTCGGAATGGTGACCATTACCGCGATCGGCGGCGGCGGGACCACAGCGACGGCCACCGTCACCCGCCGCCTGCCCGACAGCCTGTCGTCGGTCGGCACCTTCCGCTGGTCTCATTCGGCAATCTCGGCCGCCGCAGGCTGGCCCAAGGTCGTGTTGCTTGCCTTCGGCAGGCTGATCTTCTTCACCGATTTTGAGATCATCTGCTCCGTCGTCGGCGACTATGCCGGCGGCTCGGTCAATTTCGCGCCGTTCACCGACAGCGGGCTGCTGACGCCCGACATGGCCTTCCGCCGCCGCCTCGCGATCTCCAATCCGGTGCTGTGGGCCAAGGTCGACCGCGACGTGATCCTCGTCGGCACGTCGGACGGCGTGCATGCGATCCGCAAGATCAATAGCGGCGAGATCTTCTCGAGCGACAATATCGAGATCGTCCAGCAGCCGTCACGCGGTTGCGAGCCGGTCTGGCCGGTGCAGATCGATGCGTCGACGATCTTCGTCCAGCGCGGCGGAAAGAAGCTGCGCGAGGGCAGCTACAGCCTCGACAGCGACCGCTACGTCGCACCGAACATGAATGTCTGGCAGCGCCACATTCTGAAGGACGGCGCAAAGCAGCTGGCATTCCAGGACGAGCCCGAGGAGCTGCTGATCGCGGTTCGGGGCGACGGCCTGCTAGCTGTGCATCCGCACGTTCCGGAGCAGGAAGTGCGGGGCTTCGCGCGCCTGCAGCACGCCGGCGGCGTGATCCGGTCGGCCTGCGTGATCCCCGGCAGCAGCGGCGACGGCGCCGAGTTATGGGCGCTGGTCGAACGTGACGACGACGCATACAGGAGCGTCGAGCAGCAGGCGCCCGCCTGGGTCGAAGAAGAGACGGCGCTCGACGATGCCTTCTTCGTCGATAGCGGCGCGACCTATAGCGGAGCTCCGACGACGACGATCAGCGGCGCGACGCACCTTGCCGGGCGCCAGGTCGCGGTACTCGCCGACGGCGCAGTCATTCCGGGCCGCAGCATCGACGCGCTCGGCAATCTGACACCGGCGCTGGCGCTTCCCGCGTCCACGGTCCAGCTCGGCCTGCAGTACGCAGCGCGCATCAAGTCGCTGCGGATGGAGGTTCGGGACAACAACGGGAACACCGTCCAGGGCAAGCGCAAGCGGATCGTGTCGATAATCCTTCGCGTGCTTGAAACTGTCGGGGTGAAGGTCGATCCGGGCAGCGGCAAGGCCGACGAGCTGATCGACCGTCCCTTGAGCGCGCCGATGGATCAGCCGGTCCCGCCCTACACCGGGGACACGACGTCGAAGTCGCTCTCGGGCAATTGGGACCGCGACGCCCAGATCATCATCCTTTCCGACGATCCGCTGCCCTGCTGCGTCGTCGCCGGCATGCCACGCCTGGAGGCGAGCGACAGATGAACGTCACCATTCGCCCCTTTGTCGCCGGCGACGTCGTCCAGCTCGATCTGCAGCCCTCGCAGCACGTCGCGCTCGGCGTGTGGAAGGCGGTCCACGATCTCGAGGACGGCCGCGAGCTCGAGGGAGCTGGACCAGCCTGGACGGCTATCGGAGGCGGCCGCGTTCTCTGTTGCTATGGCTTCGCCTATGAGCATCCGCCTAGCGAGAAAAGCGGCGGGCATGCGCTCGCCTGGGCGCTTCTGACTGCAGGCCTCGGCGCGGCGCACCTGGCGATCACGCGCTTTGCCAGGGCGACGATCGCCGCGAGCCCGATCTCCCGGATCGAAGCCATCGTCCGCAAGGATTATCCCGCCGAGCGGCAATGGGCCGAGCTCGTCGGCTTCACACTCGCGGCGACCTTGCGCGCCTGGGGGCCCGACGGCGAAACGCATCTGCTCTACGAGCGCGTCCGCGCCGACGAATGCGCGCCGTTCGCCTATCGCGCTCGGCCGCTGCAACTCGAAGCCATGGGGGCGTGCTGAGATGCAAGCGCTTCCGCTCATTGGCGTCGCCCTTCAGGCCGGAGGCCAGATCTTCAAGGGCGTGGCTGCCAACAAGGCCGGCAAGTTCAACCAGAAGGTCGACGAAGCGAACGCGATCGATGCGCTGCGCGAAGGCACCGCGCAGGTGGCGCGGATCCGCGATGCGGCCAGGATCAATCTCGGCCGTCAGATCGGCGCCCAGGCGGAAAGCGGCTTCGAGGTCGGCACCGGCACCGCGCTTGACAGCCTGCTCGAGAGCCAGACCAACGCGGAGCTCGATGCGATGGACGCGCGGCGCCAGGCGCAGAGCCGCTACAACGCCTACATGCTCGAGGGCCAGCAGGCCCGGCGCGAAGGCAAGAACGCGCTGATCGGCGGCCTGGTCGGCGCCGCCGGCAGCGTCGCCAGCGGCCTCACCGATTACGCAACCTCCAGGGCCGGTTACTGATGGCCGGCGTCAAGGAGCAGATCTACCGCGGCTCGGGCGAGGTGAGCCCGGCGGCCGCGCTGCCGCAGTCGAGCCCGCAGGCCTTCGGCGCCGGGATCGGCGACGCGGTCGCCGGAGCCGGCAGCGAGGTCTACGGCGCGGCGATGCGCGCCCAGGAGGTGGAGCGAAACCGACAGCGCAATGCCGAGACTTCGCAGGCTGGCGTCGATTTCGCGAATGCGACATCCGACGCCTCGATCTGGATCAACCAGGCCCGCGAGCAGGCACCGCCCGGTGCCCCAGGCTATACCGATGCGGTCCGCAAAGAGCTGAAGGCGCGCGCCGACGCCTTCCTCGAGACGATCAAGGATCCGCGCGTCCGCGAGCGCTATGCGCCGGAAGTCGCGAGCTGGCAGGGTCGGCTCCTCGAGGAAGAGGATGGCTGGGCGCGCGGGCGCCGGATCGAGCATATCGGCAAGAATTTCCGGGACGCGACGAACAGCTGGGCAAACCAGCTGACGGTCACGGGCAATGAGGATGTCCTCGCCACCGCGCTGAAGGAACGGGAAACGACAGTCGGCGGCCTCGGTGTCGGCGAGGCTATCAGCGGCCCGCTGCTCGAGGAAGCGCGGCGCGGCCTGGTCAGCTCCTATTATGAGGGGAAGATCGAGCAGGATCCGGCGTCCGCCGTTGCCCTGCTGACGGCCAAGGAAAACCCGGTCAACGCCTATCTCAAGGCCGACGATCTCCGCCGCCTGAAAGATCGCGCCGATACCGAAGTCCGCGTCCGCCTGGCCGACGCGAACAGGATACGGTCACAAGCCGAAGCGCAGGTCCGCGAGGACGTCGGGGAATACAAACAGCGCATCGATCGCGGCGAGCTGCCGAGCGACGAAGAAACGACGAAGCTCGCCACGCGCGCGCAGACGCTCGGCCTCACCAATCTGGTCGACGACATAGGCTATTCGAGCGGCAAGCTGAAAATGAGCCGCCTGACCGACAAATGGACGTCGGCCGAGTGGGAACAGAATATCAACGGGCTCGCGGCAAAGGTCGCCCAGAACAAGGCCTCGGCCGAAGAGCAGCAGGAGCTGAGGATCCTGCAGGAGCTGCGCCCGGCCAAGGAGGCCCGGTTCAAGGGCGATCCGGACGGCTATGCCGCCGCGTCGGGGATGCCGCCGCCTCAGGTCGACCTTGCCAATCCTGACCCAGGCACGATCCAGGCGCGCAAGAGCTGGGCGAAGAGCTTCGCGCGGACCGGCGGCCTGGTCGAGCCGCCCTATCTCAGCAAGGATCAGCTGCAGGTCTATCGCGACCGCGCGAGCCAGGGCGCGGTCGGCCAGCTCGAGGTCGCGGCCGAGCTCCGCAACACCTGGGGGCTGGACGCGGCGCCTTCGATCGTTCGCCAGATCGGCGGCGAGGCCAAGGGGCAGATGCTGGTGATGCTCGGCCTCAACGACCGCATGGCGCAGGTCTACCGCCGCGGCAACGAGGCGCTGGACAAGAAAGCCGTCAAGCTCGACGACAAGATTATCTCCCAGACATGGCAGCAGTACCTTCCCGGCGTGCCGGCGGACGTCGCCCCGGCGCTCCTCGACACCGCGCGCAAGATCACTGCCGGGTGGATGCTCGAGCAGGGGAAGACGGAGCCGACGGCGGATTTCGGCCAGGTCTTCCGCCAGGCGCTGCATCGTGCCGGCGGAATGCTCGGAAGTGCAAACGAGGGCAGCGCAACGGGCGGCTTCGTCAACTGGAACGGGCGCTTTGCCTGGCTGCCAACGGACATGGCGCGGAGCGATTTCCAGGGCCGGCTTTCGCGCGCGCTCGGCGCCGACTGGATCCGCGCTGCGGTCGACGCTTCCGGCAATCCGACCAACGCGGTGCCGCACCATCTCGGCCCTGACGGAAGACTGAAACCCTATACCAAGGGGGAGGCGCTGCGCTTCGGTCGAGGATCGCTGGTGACCGTTGCGCCAGGCATCTACCGTCTTGTCGATCCCGCCGGCGGCACGGTAGTCGACCAGAACGGAAGTCCCTGGCAATTTGATGTACGCCGGCTACCGCGCGGCCACTTCGGCGGTGCGCGGTGACTGACCTTCGCTCATATGCGCCCGGTCAGACCGGAACGCTCGCCGACGTCGTTGAGCTCGGTCCGCAGCTGCAGCAGGTGCGCCCGGCAGGTCCCGACAGCTTCGCGCCGCCGGCTTCCTTCGGCCAGTTGTTCAGCGCCTACCGCGCGCAGAACCGGCCTTATCGGACCGACTTCGATGAAATCATGCTTCGCGACGGCTATGCGCCGATCGTCGACGCGCTCGACCTTCCTCCCTCGGAAAACCCGGCAGGCTTTTACAAGCTCGGCGAACAGGCCGAGGCGCGCTTCGGCACACTCGGTCAGCCTTCCAGCCTCGCAACTGCGGCGAAGCGCGGCGAGACCATCCTCGGTCGGACCTATCTCGCGACGCGCGACCTGCAGGAGGAGTTGATCGTCGATCAGCTCCGCGCCAGGCGCGCAAAGGAGCCGAATTTTCTCCCCGGCGTGCCGGACACGGTCGAAGGGCTGCACAGCTATTTTCGCGATCTGGAAGCGAGGAAGCGGCAGGCGGCGTCAACGACGATTGCGCGCGGTCCTGGCGGCCTCAGCCAGGTGCTGAGCGCGGTCAGCGGTGGCGGCTTCGAAGCCTTCCACGATCCGCTCAACCTGCTGACCTTGCCGGTCGGCGGCGGCGGAAAGACCTTGCTAGGCGTCGTCGGCCGGGAAGCGCTTGTCAACGGCGTGATCGAAGCCGTGTCGCTGCCGGCGGCATCTAGTCACCTAGAGGAGCTCGGCGAGCATATGACCGCCGGCGAGGCCGTCCAGGACGTCACCACGGCGGCGGCCTTTGGGGGACTGCTCGGCGGCACGATCCACCTCGGCGGTACGCATCTGCCGCCGGCGATCTTCAGGATCATGCCCGAGAGCGTCCAGCGGCGCTGGGCCGGCAGGATGCGCATCGGCGAGGATGGGCCGCTGCTGCGCGACGTCGTTGGCGATATGGACAATCGTGAGCTCGCCGCCTTCGCCCGGACCACGCTCGGCGAACGTATGACACCCGACGAAAAGGCGGCGGCCGACGGCCTCGAGCGCGGGCAGGAGATCGGCGAGGCCTCGCCTTTCATGCCGGGGCCGGCGGGGGACGCGGCGCACGATGCCAACCTCGCGACGACCCTGAAGGCGATCATCGACGACGCGCCGAGGGAGGCATCGCGCGGTGATCTTCTCGCTTCGACGTCCCTCACCGCTTCACCAGGTGCCCGAGCGGTCGATCGTACAACTGCGGCGGTGCCCTACGACATCGTCGATTTCTTCCGCTCGAAGGGGCTTAGCGAAGGTCAGGCCTACGGCATCGCGGCGGGGATCTCGGCCGAAGCGCGCGGCGGCGATCATACCGCGCTCAATCCGAAGTCGGGAGCCTTCGGCCTCGGCCAGTGGCTCGGATCGCGCAAGGCAGCGCTGATCGAGCGCTACGGTTCATCGCCGACACGGCAGCAACAACTCGAATTCCTGTGGCACGAGCTCAGCGGCGGCGACCCGGGCGGCAAGTTCGTGCTCGCCGAGAAAGACGCGGGGCGGGTGCTCGATGCCTATATCCGGCGCTTCATGCGGCCGGCGGCGGGCGCCGAGACCCTTGGAGATCTCGAACGCGGCATGGGTGCCCTCGGCCGTCGCGGTGAGCTGCCGGAAAGCACGGCTGAAGCTGGCGCCGGCGATGACCTGATCGATGCGCTCCGCCGCGATACGGCGCAGGCCGACGAGGAAGCGCTCGCGGCGGCCAGCTCACGCGAAGACGCGGACCTCGCCGGCGCCCGCGGGAATGACGCGGCCGACATGCCGATCCTCCGCCGCGACATGTTCCCGAACGATCATGCCTGGGCGGAGGCACAGATTGCATTCAGCCAGGACCTCCTCGGCGAAATATCGCCGGAGCGTGCCGGAAACGGCCCGCCGGCGCGCGATACGGCCTTCGGAGGTCCGGACACAGCGGCGGGGGTCGCTGCAGGCGCTCCTGGTGCATCTGGCGGCTTCGGCGTGTTCGGGCCGGAATTCCCCGAAGTGGCTGGCGATTGGCAGGCGACGCTCGCCGCATTGCGGGACGCCAAGGCCGGCGTCGTTCCCGCCGCGCTCGACCATCCGGACATCGGCCCTATCGACCTGCCGTTCGGCGAGCCCGGAAAGGGCCGCAAGGATGGATGGGGCCTGGCGAAACTCGAGGCTCGTCATCCGGAGGTGATCGAGGATCTGCCGGCGATCGTGCGGTCGATGAAGGTCAAGCGCCGCAGCATCAACCGGATCCAGCTCGAGGGGCCGGACCATAAGGGCGCGGTGCGGCTCGACTATGACGGAGAAGCGCGGACCTGGCTGCTCACTGCCTTCGCCAAGCGTCCAGAGGACCTGCCGAAGAACGCCCCGCCGCTACCGGAGGACAGACGTGGCAGCGTCGTCGGTCAGGCCGGCTCCCCTGACCGCGGGGCGATCGCCAATATAGACACGGCCGGGCCAATCGACAATCCAGAGCTCAAGGCCTTCGACGACGGCGCCGGCGGACGTGCTGACCTCGCGGACAGCCTCGAGCACGATTACCGCGCCGCGGCGGCCGATCCGGGGCGCGCTGCCCGCACCTATCTGATCGGCGATAGTGACGAACCGCGGACCCTGTTCGACATCCTCGAGGAACTCGACCGCGATCGCGCGGCCGCGGCCGCGCTGCGCACCTGCGCGGGAGGTGGCGCGGCATGACGATCGCCCGTTGTATCCCGGGCCTGCTCGAGGCAGGCGAGCTGAGCGAGGACCAGGCGAAGCGCGCGCAGGAGCTGTACGACGGCCATGCGGCCGAGCTCGCGCGGGATATGTCGCCGGCGGCGGCCGAGGCGGCCGCGACACGGCGGACGCTGGACGCGCTCGATTTCGAGGCGATCGAGAAGCGGCGTCGGACCTTGCTGCAGGTGAAGGCGCAGGATTTCGCCGACGAATGGCTGACGCGCGGCGGCGAGCATTGGGGCGGCGGCGATCGCGGCGGGGGAGGCTATGGCAACGTTCCCGGCGGCGGTCCGATCGGGCCGGTCAACCCAAAAGCGGGCAAGACCTTGATCGCTTTGGTCGAGGCGCGTCGCCGAGCGATTGAGGGCGAGGCTTTTGGCCATATGGCGCAGGTTCTCCGCCGGCACCGCGCGATTGTTCCTGGCCAGCTTCGCCACGCAGCCGAGCTCGACGAGCTCGGCATGGAAGCGTTCGGTGAGGACAGCGGCAGTCTTGCGGCCCGGGAGGCGGTTGGCGCCGTGCGGGAAACGCAGGAATGGCTGCGGCTCCGCGCCAATGCCGCCGGCGCGAACATCGCCAAGCTCGAAAAACGCGGCTTCGCTACGCACCATGACAGCCGCAAGGTGGCGGAAGCGGGCTTCGACGCCTGGTGGGCCGCGGAGCGCCGCCGCTGGGACGTTGAACGCATGGTCGACGAAGAGACCGGCCAACCGTTCACCGATGCGAAGCTCTACGCCGTCGCGCGCGAGGTCTATGCGACGATCGCCAGCGACGGCGCGATCGATCGCGCCCCGGGGTCCGTCGGCAAGCTGAGCTTCGCCAACCGGATGGGGCAGCATCGCTTCATCCACTACAAGAGCTATGCCGACTGGAAGGCGAGCCAGGCGGCCTATGGGTCCGGCACCGCGTTTGACGCCCTGCTCGGCGAGGTCAAGGGCATGGCGCGCTCGATCGCCGCAATGGAGCTGCTCGGGCCAAACCCCGATGCGACGGTGCGCTTCGTGCGCGATCGCGTCGCCGGCGATCCGGAGCTGTTCGAGCCTGGACGTCTACGTAAGCGCGACAAGGCGTCGAGCCAAGGCAAGGTCATTCAGCGCCTGTGGGATGAATATACCGGCGCGCTGCGGCAACCGGAAAACCGCGCGATCGCTTATGCCTTCTCGACCTATCGCGGGCTCGCTTCGGCGGCCAAGCTCGGCAGCTCGCCGGTGACCGCCACAACCGACATCGGTTACGGCATGGCGACGCGCCGTTTCAACGGGCTGCCCGAGGCCGGCATCGTTCGCGATTACGTAAAGCTCATGAACCCCGCCGATCCGTCGCACCGGCTCGCCGCGGCCTATCTGTCGTTCGTCCCCGAAGTCTGGACTAGCGCGGTCAGCGGACAGAGCCGCTTCCTGGTCGAGGAATTGACCGGCGAGTTCGGGCGGCGCGTGTCGGACGGCGTGCTGCGCGCCGCGGGGCTTAGCGCGATCACCGAAGCCGGGCGCCAGGCGCATGGTCTCGTGACCTTCATCCACGCGACCATGACGCGCGCCACGCCTTACGCCGAGCTCGAGCCCGCCTGGCGCGCCGCGCTGCAGCGCTACCGGATCGGCGAAGCGGAATGGGATCTGATCCGCGGCTCACAGACGGAGAAACTCGACAATGGGCTCGACCTACTGACGCCGGCGTCGATTGGCGACAATGAAGCGAAGAACCGCTTCCTCGAAATGGCGCATAACGAGCAGGATTTCGCGGTGCCATCGCCGGACCTCGAAACGCGCTCCCTGCTCAATGTCCAGGCGCGCAAGGGAACGCTGACCGGCGAGCTGCTGCGCTCCTCGCCCTTGTTCCTCCGGACCTTCCTGATCGCTTCCATGCTCCGCCACGGCGGCCGCATGGTCGAGCAGGCCGGCGTGCGCGGCAAAGTCGGTTATGCACTTTCGGTCGCGATCCCGGTCACCGTCATGGGTGTGCTCGCGCAGCAGCTCTACGAGATCGCCAACGGCCGCGATCCGCGCCCGATGGACCCGTCGACCAAGGAGGGACGCAATACCTGGGGAGCAGGTTTCCTTAAGGGCGGCGCGCTGTCGATGCTGGGCGATCTGATCGGCCTCACCGCCCAGGGCAAATATATGAGCGCGACCGAATATGCGGCGGGGCCGCTCGCCGGCGACGTCGACCGCGCGATATCGGCCGGCTGGGGCGTCGGTACTGGCAAGAAGCACGCAGGCTCGCGCGTGCTGCAGCTGGTTAAGGAGAACACGCCTGGCGGTAACGTCTGGTACACGCGGCTGCTGACCGACCGGCTGCTCGCCGACCAGATCCAGCGCTCGATCGATCCGGACTACGCCGACATCCAGCTGCTGCGTGAGCGCGCGGCCGAAAAGAACGGGCAGGAATTCTACTGGGCGCCCGGCGAGACCGCGCCGGCTCGTGCGCCCAATCTTTACAACGCAGTCACTGGGGGGACCAGGCAATGACGCTCGGCACGACGACGCCGCAGATCGACTATGTCGAGGACGGCAGCACCCTCGTCCACGCGATCCCGTTCCAGTTCGAACTGGCGGCTGACATCGTCTGCTCGAGGATCTCGGCCGGCGTCGAGACGATCCTGACGCAGGGCGTCAATTTCACGGTCAGCGGGGGCGGCGGCGGGACCGGCACCGTCACCAAGCTCAGCGCAGGCGTCGCCGGCACCACGTTCCGGATCAAGCGCCAGACGAGCCGCGCGCAGCAGACCGATTACACTCAGGGCGACGCCTTCCCGGCGGAAACTCACGAGGATGCGCTCGACCGCCTCTCCGCGGTCGACCAGGAGCAGGACGTCCGGATCGCCGACATCGAGCTCAGGACCATCCGCACGGCGATGGGGAAAGTCGGCATCGTTCTAACGGCCGCAAACGTCAACGTGCTGATCGGAACTGATGCCAACGGCAACTTGACGCTGTATGACCTCACGAGCTTCAACGTCGGCCCGGCAGGTCCGCAGGGGCCCACCGGCAACATCCTCGCCAACGGCGACTATGGCGACATCAGCTGCACCGGCGGCGTGCTGTCGATCGACCTCGGCGTCGTCACGCTCGGCAAGATGGCGAACCTCCTCGCCAATTCGATCATCGGCAACAACACCGGCGCGGCCGCGCAGGCGCAGGCGCTGAGCGGCCTGCAGGTTACGGCGATGTTGCTTGCCTTCACCGGCGACAGCGGCGCGGGCGGCGCCAAGGGCCTCGTGCCCGCGCCGGCGGCGGGCGACGCGGCCGCCAACAAATATCTGTCGGCCGCCGGCATCTGGGCCGTGCCTTCGGTTGGCGCGCTCGCCAATGCTCTGACCTTCAATTCCACCGGCGGCGCGGCGCCTGGCGGCACCTTCAACGGATCGGCTGCGCGAACGATCGATTACAGCTCGGTCGGCGCGGCGCCGGCGCGGCCGGCGATCCAGTCAGGCGCCAATACCAGCTTCAGCGCGGCCGATGCGGACAACAACACGCACAAGGTGCTCGGCGGCGCTGGGCAGACCCTCACGCTCGGCAGCATTACGGCCGGCACCAGCTTCACCGTTCGGGCGACGACGGCCTGGACGATCGCCTGCGCCGGCGGCCTGTCGAAGAACGGGGCCGCGCCTGGCGGGGTCACCGCCGGCAATATTGCGGCCAACTCGCTGATCACCTTCCTTCACGAAGGAAGCGGCGTGTGGGTGGCGTCGGGCAGCGGGCTCACCTGATGCTGCATTTCGCCCGCATGCTGCTCGGCCGGACGTCCGGTGCAGCGCCGCTCGACAGCCAGACGGTCACGAGCGGCGCCAGCGGCAGCGCGATCAACCAGGACCGCGTCCGCGGCTTCGCGCAAGGATCCCTGGGCTCGATCTCCGACGGGACCAGCAACCTCTACGGCGGCGCTGCCGTATTGGCGCTACTCTGGGACGAAAACGGCGGCAGCCCGAGCGACCTGGTCCAATTCCAGGTCGCCGGCGTGCGGGCGAACAGCGGCTGGACGACGATGTCGGTTGGCGGGATCAACTTTTCGCGCGCGGCCGCGACCTTCTCGACGGCCGGCGGCAACACCAGCTGGATCTGGAACAACCTCGGCTACACCGCGGGCACCAACCCCTTTGGCGGATCCGGCGCAGATCATTCGGTAGTTTTTACATGATCGCGTCTGGATCCTTTCCTCCAGTTGGGGAGCGTGGCGGTGGGCATTGATCAGGTCGTCGTACTGGCCGGGCAATTCGGGCCGATGGGGCTGCTCGTGGCCTATCTGATCTGGCGCGAAAACGGCGAGCGCAAGGATCGCCGCGAGCTCAAGCAAGCCGACATCGAGGCGCGTGAGAAACTCGCGAGCTCGCTCACCGCGCTGTCGATGGTCATCCAGGGGAGGCCGCATGTCTGACAACCTCTTGGCCGCCATTCGTGCCGAGGCCGCGGCGGCGGACGCACTCACCAGGGCCTGCGCCCGGCACGGCGCCATCGCCGACGCGACCGCTTCCGGCAATCACATCGTGAACGCGCTCCGGCAGTCGTTTCGCGTCGCCGCATTGACCCCGACGGACATGCTCGCAGCCCTGGGAAAGATCAAATGAGGGGAGGGGAATGATGGAACAGGCCGATCCGCAGGATCCGCTGCCCGAAAGCAAATGGCTGTGGCGGCGGCTGCTGACGTTCGGGATCGTCATCTTCGGTGCCTGGCAGATGCATCTTGCCGGCAACCGCCTGGCGCGCTTCGGCGAACATCAGCCGGTCGAAGCGATCCGCGCGATGCTCAACCTCGTTCACTGGCAGAGCGTGAGCATGTGGATCGTGCTGCTGCTCTACATGATCGCGCCCTCGGCCGAGCAGCTGGCGAAGATTATCGCCACGCTGTCCGCGCTCAAGAGCGGGGTCGCGCCCGAGCTGGTCACCAAGGCGGGCGCGGTGGTTGCCGCCGCGGCGGGCCCGCCCTCGCCGCCGGCTCCGGCCTATTCCGGGCCCGACCTCAGCCACGCACCCGCCGCCTCCAACGCGCCGAAGGATGTTCCATGGCACTGACCGACAGCGAGATCCGCGCCAAGCTTGCGGATGCCGGTGGCCTGCTGCAGGCCTGCGTCGCCGAGCTCGACGCACGGGCGCAGCCGGCGGTTGCGGCGCCCGCCTCTCCCGCCGTGGCGGCGCGCCGCCCGATCGCCTGGGGAGCGAAGGTCAGTCCGACCTTCCGCGACCGCGTGTGGTGGATCTGCGACACGCTCGAGCTCAACCCCGACGATCTGATGGCATGCATGGCGTGGGAGAGCGGGCGCAGCTTCTCCGCCTCGGTGACCAACATGGCCGGATCCGGCGCCGTCGGCCTGATCCAGTTCATGCCGTCGACGGCGAAGTCGCTGGGGACGTCGACGGCGGACCTGGCACACCTGACGGCCGAGGATCAGCTGCGCTTCGTCTACAAATATTTCCAGCCCTGGAAAGGGCGGCTGAAGAACCTCGCCGATCTCTACATGGCGATCCTGTGGCCGGCGGCGGTGGGGAAGCCGGACGATTATGCCCTGTTCACCGGCGGCGTCGCCTATCGCCAGAATGCCGGGCTCGACAGCAATCGGGACGGGCGGGTCACCAAGGCCGAGACCGCTGCCAAGCTCTACGCGATGCGCGCCGAGGGCCTCAAACCGGAGAATGTCGGATGATCGAGATCATGGGCCTCAGGCTTGGCGCCCGCGCGATCGCGGCGATCGCAGCGATCCTGCTGGTGGTTGCATTTCTGCTGTGGGGGCCTGCGGCGTGCCGGTCCTACTTCACCCAGAAGAGGACGGCCGAGGTGGCCCAGGGGCAGGCTGGCGCGGCGATCAACTCGGGCGCCGAGGCGACCAGCACGCTCGGCAACATCATGGAGAACGGCCAGGCGACCGACGCCGCCGTCAAGGAGGGAAACAATGCGATCCACAACGCTAGCGAGGCCGATCGCGGCCGCGTTGCTACTGATGCCGCTTGTCGGCTGCGTGCATACCGCGATCTCAAACGATGTGCCGCGTTGCGAGGATCTGATCCCGCAGCAGATGCGCGGCCGCGTCCCGCCCATTGACCTGCCGGAAGCGAAGCAGCACGCCGACGGCCACCAGGACGCCGAGCCGTGGATGCAGGGCTTCCTCGGCCAGACGGGGCAGCTCGATAAGGCGAACGATCGCGGCGACGGGATCGACCATATCTACCGAACCTGTCTCGACCAGCACCGCCAGGCACTGCAGCGCGCCAGGCGCAAGATCTTCTGAGCGGCGTGTCGTAAGCTTGAGCCTTCCAACATTGGCCGAAAATGTGTCGATGTTGGAAGGCTGATGGGGTGCTAAGCTGTTGAAATCATTCAACCCTGTGAAGCTTGGAAGGCTTCTGCTCTACCATTGAGCTACACCCGCAACACGCTGAAAACGCTCTATTTCTGGAACAGCCTTTCCAACATTTCCGACTGTTTTATGTTGGACGTTCCAACATTTCGTTCTCAGGCTGTTCGCGTCTAGCCGGGTCAAACCGGTTTTCGCAAGGCCCCGATCGAATGGCCTAGCCCCGGCGCGCGCAATTCGGCGCCGCATTGGCACTCGGGCCCATAATAGCCTTTGTAGCCCTTCGGCTTGCCGCACGCCGCGCACCGGGTCATGTCTGCCGGCGGCGGCGCGGCCGCGTCGAATTTCATTTCGTCTGCCGGTGCCGCGCATCCATCCGAATGTCATGGAGCCGCTGCGCGGCGTAGTCGCCGACTTCCTTGACGCCGTGCCGCGCGATGAAGCTGCGCAGCTGCAGAAGCGCCTGGCGCTCGCCCTGCTCGAATTCGGTGTAGTCGGGCTCGTTCACTGCGCCTGCTCCTGTTTCTCCGGCTTCGCGCCGCGGACCTGGCTGAGCGCGATCGCGCGGGCTGCCATGCCGGTGGTGCGGGGCATATAGGTTTCGAGGATCCTTTTGGTATCGTCGAGCGTGTGGCCGGTGATCGCTGCGATCAGCTGGTCGGCAATGCCGAGCTCGCCCTGGTAGACGACGGCGGTGCGGCGGAAGTCACGGTACTGCAGCGCCTCGAGCTCGCCGGCGAGCTCGTCGTCGCCATTCTCCCGGGCGATGTCGATCGCCCATTGGCGGAGCTCGCCGAAGCGGCGGATGAAGCGGCGCTGGCCGGCTTCCATGTTGGGATGCGTCCAGGGGAGCTTGCTGTCGTCATCGAACAGCAGGCAGGTGACGCCGGCGGCGCGGGCGCGCTCGAACTGGGTTTCGATCCGGCGGCGGGTGGCGCCGACGACGGGCACCTCGATCCAGACCTTGCCCTTGCCCTGGCGCAGGCGGATGCCGGCGACGCAGCGGCGCTCATCGAACGCCTTCGTCGCCTCGGCCAGCTGCTCCCACACCTCGGGGTCCATCTTGTAGTGCGGGATCTCGACATATTGGTTGAGCTGCAGGCGCAGCAGGTCCGCCTCGCGCTGGCCGATCGAGAAAGCGAGATCGATCGCCAGCTCCATCGATGCGTCGACGTCGGCCGCAACGGCGAGGATCGCCTCGCGCGCGGGGGCCCACCAGATCTGGTCGCGCGGCGCCGGCTGCGCCAAAGCGAAGTCGGCGAACGGGTTGCTGGCCCTGGGGACCAGGCGCTGCTGCTCGAGCCAGGAGAAGAGGGTGCGGCCGACGCGCAACGTCTCGTGCGCGGCGTGGTGGCGGACCTCTCCGGCCCAGCGGCCTTCCTTCGCCGGCAGCATCAGCGCGTCGCGCAGCTTCGCCACGCGATCGGCGGTGATCGAGCTCAGCGCGATCCCGCGCCCCCAGGCCTCGAGCGTCCGGCATTTGCTCCGGTACTGGCGCGCCGTTGCGGTCGCGACCTTGGTCCCCGGTGTCTTGACCGACGGAAAGTCGGCCTCGCGCCATCTGGCGATCGCCTGGTCAAGCGTCAGCGGCCGCTGGGCCCTTCTGAGTTCATTTGGGCGCAGCTCGGCCGCGCCGTCGACCTCGGCGTTGAGCCGGCGCGCAGCCTCGGCGACCAGCTCGGGAATGTCGTCGGCCGCGCCGCCGGTGCCGAGCGCGCGCGGGTGCCAGCCCTTTTTGCGCAAGGTCGCGCTCGGCTGCCAGTACCAGCTGGTGAGGCCGCTAAGGTTGGTCTTATGGACCAGGCGGGGGATGCGGATGGTCGCCACGAAGACCTCCTAGTGCGCGATCGCCGGCGGGACGATGCGCCGCCGGCGAGTCCGCGTCAATCGGCCCGCTGGCCGAGGCAGGAAGCGGCCACTTTGTGGATCTTCGCGAGCAGCCCGTCGGGGCTCAGGCTCCCCTTCGTCATGTCGAGCGCGTCGAGGTCCGCGGCGTCCAGGTTGAGCAGCTCGCCGGCGATGCTCGCGACCTCGGCCGACGTTTCGCGGCGTTCGTCATCCAAAACCATCAGGACATGCTCTCGGCCGTCAGCGCCGAAGGCTTTGATCTTGCCGTCGTCCGTTCCGACGATCCGCTTCACCTGGAACTTCCGCGCCTGGGTGATCGATCGAATGGTGATACCGGCGCCGGAGCGGCAGGCTTCCCAAGTCACTTTCGGTTCGTGCATCTAGGTACTCCTCCTTGGTGTTGGCGGCGGCGGAGGGGGAACAACAGGCAACTCCTCCGCCGCCGATCGCCGGGCAACTGCGCCGGGATTTCGTTACGAGCTGCCCTGCGTTGGAAGCTGTTCGAGCATGGCCTGACGGGCCTCGTGTTCGCCGATCTTGATCGCGGTGCGGAAAGCGACGGTAATGACCTTCGTCGCTCGCGCCTTGTCCTGCGGCTTCATCTTGCCGAGCGCGATCATATGCCCGACCGTCAAGCCTGCGAACATCGCCCCCGCCGTTGGGATCATGCCCTGCAGCAGGCCAAATTGCTCGGCATCGCCGGCGGCGTTCAGCATCGGCGCAATGATCCCGCGCATGCGGCCGACCATTTCCTCGAGCAGCTCGCGGTGCGTTGGGTCATCCATCACATTGAGGACGCCGATCCGGTCAGGGTGGCTCATGCCGCCTCCGCTTCGTCGTCCTCGAGCATGGCCATGACCTCGAGGATCACCTTGCGCAGCGCGGCCGTGCGCGCCGGCGCGCCGAGCACGCCGACCAGGGCGGGATGCGATGCCCACTCGTCGGCCGAGCTCGCGCTGAGCGCTTCGCCCAGGCAGTGGACGTTGAAGCCGTCGGGCTCTCGCGTGAAAAAGCCGAGGACGGTGCCGAAGATCAGCCCGCTATAGGTGATCACCTGGCCGCGGAACGCCTCGCCGATCATCACCAGCGCTGCAGCGACCTTGTCGGCGCCGTGCACGCGAAAGGCGGTGTAGAGCGACTTGGTGCAGATCAGCTCACCGGGCTGCAGCGCCTGTGGTTGCGGCGTCTGCGCGATCGAAAGTCCGGCGGCGGTGACCAGGTGCTCGATCGTGACGGTCGCTTCGTCGCCGCTGGCGACGGCAGCGCGCCACATGTCCATTGCATTGACGCGCACGCGGTGCCGGTTGGCGGCGACGAACAGAGCGGCTTCCTCGGCCGAGCCGGTGTAGTTGCCGACGGCGCAGGGCAAATAGAGAATGTCGCCGCGGCGCTTGGCCGCTTCCCAGCGGTGCTGCCCGTCAATGATCCACATGCCGCCCTCGCGGCTCGCGACCAGGAGCGGGGTGCACAGGCGCCAGTCCCAGCGGGCGGCGATCCCGTCGATCAGCCGCTGCGAATTCTTGCTCTGCGTCCCGCGCTGATAGGAGCGGTCGACGGCCAGGCGCTCGACGCCAATGAACTGGACCGCTGGCGGTTCGCCGATCGGCGGTTGAAACTTCACGGCCTTGGCCTTGGGGGGGGGGCAGGTCATGCTGCAGCTTTCTCCATTGAGAGGTTTTGCGCGATCACCACTTCGCCGAGCTCGAGCAGCTCCGCGCGGGTGCCGTCGAAGGCGAAGCCGTGGCGCCAGTAGAGGTCGTGCACCGCCTCGAGGCGCTCGAGCTGGGCCTTGGCCTGATCGCGGGTCAGGCGGCCCTTTTCGACCTCGGCCGGGTAGCCGTACCGCCGCGCCATGATCTCGCGGCGCATCGCTTCGACCTTGGCCGTCCAGCTGATCCCGGTTTCGGCACGGAACTCGCCGAGGCGGTCGGAGAGCGTCCAGCCCGCGCCGGCGTGGCCTTCGGCGGCCCAGCGCAGCATCTCCTCGAGGTCGCGGGCGATGCTCAGCCACACCGCCGCCTGGGCGACGGCGTCCTCCTCGGTGAGCTGACCCTTGGCGATGCGCCCGGGCGCGGCCGCGGCGAGGCTGTCGAGCGTCCGGCGCACCTCGCCGGCGAGCTGGTCCTGCTCGTCGTGAAACTCGAAATGATAGAGGCGGCGGACGCCAGGCGTGTAGAGATCGAACGGCTCAAGCATGCGCCTGCTCCTCAACGATGAAGCGGCCTGCGGCGTCGGGGAAAAAGCATAAACCCCGACGCCGATCGCCAGCACCGCGCTGCGATGTGGTCACGCGCCGAGCTCGGTGCGGCCGATGGTCACCGGCTCATAGATCTCGGCGAAGATGTCGGGCTTGCAGGGATAGAGCTCGCCGGCAGTGCCCTTGATGATCCAGTCGCCCGGGCTGGCGCTGATCATCCCCTCGAGCGTGCCGATGAACACTTGGTCGCCGACGAAGGCAACCTGTCCCGGGTCGAGTGCGATCGGGGCGTCGGCCAGGTCCTCGCCGACGGCGGCAAGCCACTGCGGCGCGCCGCCGACGATCACTTCGCCGTTCCACTGGACAGCCTCGACCTCGACGGGCTTCTTGCGGAACGTGCTCATGCGACTTTCTCCTGCTGGCGCGACGCAGCGTCGCGGATCTCGGTGAGTTTCTCGATCAAGGTGTCGAGCTCGGGGCCGGCGGCGACGACGGTGCCGCAGCCGCTAGCCTTGGTGACGGCGAGGTAGGCACCGGGCGTCCAGTGGCAGTGGTCGACCACGAGCACGGCGCCGCTGACGGTGTGGATGATCACGGAATGCCCCACAAAGTGGTATGCGGGGGCCCCGATGCCGCGCGCAGCTCCTGAGAAAGGCGCTGGACTGCCGCGTGAAGCGTTTCACCAGGGCGGCGCTCTGCCGCGGCCGTTTCGGCCATCGCGCGCCGCCATTCGATATTCTCGCGGATCTGTTCCGCCGCTGGGCGGATGCCGGGATCGGCCAGCACGCGGCTTTGCGGCGCCGGCACTGGGCGGCCCGCGATGAGCGCCTGGACGCGCTCGATCGTGCGCGGTCCCGGCTGCTGCGCCTGCTGCAGCTGGCGCACATATTTGGATGGCTGGCTGCTGAGCGGCCTGACAAATTCGCCGAGCGTCACGCCGGCGGCGCGCGAAGCGGTCCAGAGCTGATGCACCAGGTCCGCACCTGTTGGCCCCCCAGGATGCGTCATTCCGGGACCTCGACCTGGCAGCGGTCCCACAAGGCGATGAGAATGCCGCCGGCGATCTCGACATAGCGGAGGCACTGGTCGCGGCGCAGCGGCGGCAGGTTCATGCGACCGATCGGCATGATCTCGGTGAAGGCGTTGAGCCGGTCCTTCGCCGCGTGGGCGAGGAGCGCGATCGATTTCTCGAGATCCGCCTCCGGCGTGTGACCGTGGGTGACGATCTGGACGGCGCGCTTACGCGCGAAGGCGTCGACGGCGCCCCCGGCCTTGATCGCTGCGACATGCTC